GTTTATCCTTTCCTATATATGTACATGTGAAAAAGTGGTTAGATGGGGTGTACTTCCAGCTTGACAGACTTTAACGGAGTTGTGGGGTCTTTGGGCCAGGTCTCGTGTGCAAGGAGCATCAGTTTGGCGTCCATATTAAACTTCATCTTGAGGAACCCTGACATGTTGAGCATGAAGAGTATCTCCTGCTCAAGGTGCGTACGGTCCTTCACTACGCCAATGCTTGCACCATTGACCATAAGGCACATCGCCAGGCTTGGATTAGCTTCCAGCATGTCGGCGAGTTCCTTGACTGTGGACTCAATCTGCTTAATGAGTTCTTCACGCTGTTCCGGCGGGAGGTCAGATAGCTTGGCCTGCTTCGGTGGAACGTTGGGTGATGGGAGGTCAACTGCAGGCGTGTTGGGAGTGTCTTCGGTCATACACGTAACCCCGGGTTGTTGTAGGCTGCGATGGTGGTTAGGAAGTTGATATTCTCCAGCACACGGTACCGCAGTGCGTCATCAAATTTGAAGCCAGGCTCGAGTGTATGAGTGCGCGGTGTGTTCGGATCGATAGCACCTGCACGTCCAGGCTGACGGCAGATCTGGTAGTGTTCACGCAGATCGATGCCATTAACCGCAGCGGTCACAGCAATGCTACTGTCTACCGAGTCGAAGAATGGCATGTTGTACAGCTCGAGAAGGTTGTCCCATCCGAATGCATGTACGTATGGCGAACCGGAGTCGCGATCGAGGCCGACAAATTTGAGAAGTGATGCACGATCGTACCCCAGTCTGTAGGAGAAGATGCTGATGCCGTACGCGAGGTTGGGAGTACCCTTGGTCATCTCGTACTGCTTGCGCATCTCGTTCGGGTACTTGTGCAGGATCTCCATGAGGCAGATGTTCCTCTCAAGGTTGGCGTTGCCACCGAACTGGTCGATGATCTTCCGAGTCATTGCACCTGTCTGTAAGCCATCTTCGAGCACTTCGGGACCGACAACAAAGATACGGTTCGCACGAATCGTACGTGCCATGTCGATCATGTCGTCGAAGTTGGTGGGCGTGAGATCTTCGTATAGCGCATTATCAATGATGACATTGTCCCACTTGTGCTGCTGGTAGAACTGTCGGTACTCGGCTTCGTCCCAGAACTGCGAGAGGATGAACACATTGTGCGCTTTGCTGTTGGCCAATACATCGAACAGGCCAACAGGCACGATGGGCATGTAGTGAGTCATGTTATCACTTACACAGTCTTCCCGCTCACGGTGATCTTGCCGGTCTCTCTGTACTCAACAAGCCAGTTCAGGTAGACCTGGGCTTTCTTGAGGTCTTCGATACCGTTCTTCCTGTCTGCACGGGCAATGTATTTCAGAATGTTGCCACGGAGGAAGCCTTCGAAGGCTACCGGGGACATCTGTACCTTCATGAACTCGATCGGCTGGATCTCGTTGGCCGTGTAGTGTGGTAAGTTACCAACATCCGGTACAACAGGTACTGGCGCGATGGGTTGCTGTGCATTGTTGGCTCCTGCTGCCTGAACGGATGCAGGAGGTTCGTGCTCTTTCTTATCAGGGAATAATGCCATGAGTGTTCACCTCAGAATGTTACCTTTGTTCTCTTCTTGAACAGTTCCACGAGCTTCGGGAAAGATGGATCCTCAAGCTTCTCGCGGATGTCGCCGAGACGGTCACCCTTCAATATGAGTATACGTCTCGTCTCTTCACGACGCAGTTCTGCGATGCAGTCAAACCAGTACGGTGTCTTCTTCTGCCACTTGGCTTTGTCCATGCCAAGATCTGCACCGGTCTTGTCAACCATGCCTTCTGCTTTGAAGGTCGCGACTACATTCCAGCGGGAGTGTAGAAGCATGTTGATGAACTCGGTGTAACGCTTGTTGGCGTGACCCCACTGCAGACGACCACCTGGACCTGGAAGGTCAGCGACATCTTTCCAGATGCCTAACCAGTCCCACAGGTCGGTCATTGAGTCGATGACAATGGTTCCGACTTTATCATCAGGTGTCTCCTTGATGAGATCAGTAAGTGCATCAAGGGCCTCGAACATTGCATCCATCGCGGCGATGACATTCACCTTGTTGCCTTCCTTGTCGGCCTGGTAAAGAACCTCGCTTACGAAGATCTGCTGCTGGACCTCTTTTGGGAATGCCGTACGGTTGAGATGCCATGCACCTTCTGTGTCGATCACATAGATCGGCAATGGTGCTGTACCTGCGAAGTGGGACTTACCCGTCTTGTGAAGCCCCCAAAGTGCAATCTTGAACCCGGCCATTACTTCGAGCTCGACACTACACTTGAAGGCTTTTCTGACTCGTTCTTGTGCTGACAATCGTTGTACAGGCGGTGCTTCTGGCGCACTTGTGCTGTTTCCACCTAGTGCCATATGCTACCTCCTCCCCTTTCGGGGTAAAGAATAGTGGGGAGTTGAACCCCCGCTCCCGGTCTATCCTGATGCAGCCGCGTTCTGTTCGGCAAGGAAGGCCTCACGCAACTGGGTGATGTTGACCTTCGATCCCTCAGTGTTCTGCATCATGAATGGTAATGACGACCGACCATCAGTGACGACAATGATCATATTACCATAGCGCGCTGCTTCGACGAGCTTCTCTTGTCCGCGCCACTGGATAAGCTCTGGTGTAAGATCCTGCTGGACGATCTGCTGGTACTGCTGAATACCCTTACCAACTTCTACGAGTGCAAGTGCATTCTGCTTCTCGATCTGGACCTTAGCCGCAGCTGTCTCAATTTGCTGCTCGGTAGACTTCTTAAGTGCTGCCGCGTTTTTGATCTCGTTCGGAATGTCATATGTACGGAAGTTGGAGTTCAATAATCTGAGATGTCGCTCGGCAAGTACAGGTGTGATTGCAACATACACACTCTTGCTCACCTGTTCACGACCATCTGAATATGCATACATGGCCTCGTATTGGCCAAGTACTTCACGGATGGTGTCACGAACATTTGATGATATGGCCAATCCTTCGTATTGCGTGCCGATCTCTTGGTAGATCCAAGGTGCATACTTCGGATCAACCTGGTAGATGATCGCAAGATCAGCCACGTACTTGACTCGGTCTTTTGAACCACCATCGAGCTGTTCAATGACCTCATGCTGCTGGACGTTGAAGTTGATTACATCAACCCACGGTGGCTTGAATACCAGGCCGGGTTCAGCAATATGGTCGAGATCAACTCTGCCGAAGGTCTTGTAGACACCAACGTTACCTGCCTCGATGGACGTGAACGACATAGACCCAGTGAGGAGGAGAGCTCCTCCGATGAGGCTGATAGTGAGAATTGTATGTACCTGCTTCTTCTGACGTTCAGGCGGAGCCTCTACCAAGCACGCAAGTGCGAGGATAACTCCGATTGCGAGGCCTACGATACCGAGACCTCCCATAATGAGATTCAACATTTCGCTACGACCTCCCCT